TGATCAAGGCATCCGAACTTTCCGACTTCGATCCTTATCGGAATGAGTTCGACGGACTGGTCCGGCTGGTTACTAGAGCATCCAAAGGTTTCAGTGAGAACACGGCTTTGCTTGCCGAACAGTGGAGGGATTGCTACTCAGAGGTGGGGCAACGTCTTCTATGTCTTGACTTAGTCATCTCTGATAGCGACAGCAACTCCCGCGCCTATGACTCACTTCTTGAAGACGTCGAGACCCTTGAGGAGTTCATTCCGAAGTTCGAGAAGTGGCTAAGGGACTAGCCGTGACGTAAAGGTTGTTGAGGTGACGTAGAACCGAAATTGGAACCGCGGTCGGTGCTTCCAGGGTGTCGCCGACCGGCTATGAGTCGCTCTCGTCGGAGGATCGGACGCTAGTACTAGCGAGCCTGTCGGCCTCTTCTTCGTAGCCAATTCACAAGGTTTCCGAGGGCACTGCCGATCCAGATCGTCAACATCACGTTGATGGGGACACCGACCGCCAACCCAATCGCAATGTCCACTGCATTGCTGGTGGTATCAAATGCAGGGCTATCTGTACCCTCACGGGAAAGGGTACTTCCAATCACGGCGACGACCGTCAGAAGACCGATTACCAATCCAGCGGTATGTCGCTTCCCCCACTCAAAGTCTCCTGAACGTTTCCGGCGCGCACGACGACTAGGGGCTTGTTTTGAATTGTCGGTGACGGGTCTCCCCTGTTCACCGAATTTCCCCGCCACCTCAGCGATGAAATCTGAATACGACGCACATTCTTCAACAAAGCGTGCATGGAGTGTCTTGCATTCAGGACTTCTCATTTCGATGGCCGCGTCCAGGGTGGACCTCGCCACCTGTAGGTCGTTGTACCGAAGCAGGTCCTTGGCACGGACAATTTCAGAACCACCATTTGAGGATGCATCAAGTCGTCGTAGAAGATCCCTGCGCAGGTTCAACAGTCGGTGGTATTCGGCGTAACTGATGTCGGATGGAGACCACTCTTCCGGTTCTTCTTGACCGCCACGCATGGCCCCAAACGTACTTCAGCCTCAAACCCCACTCCTCCGCAAACACGGGAACAGGAGATTGCCCCGCTCTCCCTAACCGTCTAGAGATCAGTGTTTCGCCACGATGCGGGTCACTGGCTCCTCCTGGCGTAGAGGTGGTTGATCCGTTGATGGACAGCGAGGGGGACTGCTCCAAGATCCTTGAGGACGTCCGGCTCCGTCGATGCGCGAACACTGGCTGAGGTGTCGGGGTAGGCGGGGAAACCTGTCACAACGGATACCTCGTGGAGGACGACTTCGGAGAGTTGGCGGGTCTGACCGTCGTCGGACCACGAGTCGCCGCCTTTGGGAACGGAGAATCCGAAGGACATCGAGTGCACGTCACCTCGTTGCATGAGCGTCGACAGGTCGCGACCGTAGGTGGTGTCCGGCAGGATGCCTTCGACCAGTAGTCCCCGCTCGTCTTCGGTGAGAGTGATCGTTCCCGACCGCGTCGATCCGAGGACCATGTCGGAGTTGTGGTTCACGAACATGCGGATCTCGCGACCCGAGTTCAGTGTCCGGCGGAATGCACCGGGGCAAATCGTTTCGATGAACGGGAGTGGTTCTGATTCGGCGTTGAAGACTGCCGCATACCCACGGAAGGTGCGCGGGGTGTCTTCGTCGTCGGTGACATCGAGGTTTCCCAGCGTGACGCTGCGGAATTCGACGTCGCGTCCGTGGATTGGTGCGGTGGTGAGATCGAGTCGCGTGTAGCGGACTTCAGGGTCAGACATGGCTTCTCCTAGAGGGGTGGGTCGGCGTCGACTCCGGCTGGTGGTAGTTCGCTTCCCGGTCCGGCCATCGGTGCGCCCGGGAGCGCCATGACGAAGTTGTCGCCACCGTCGTATGGTTCGAGTCCTTCAGATGCTCGGCACTCGTTGGGAGTGCGGATTCCGGTCATGACGGCGATCTGGTACGCCTGGAGGCGTGACAATGTGTTCGCCCGGAGGAATGCGTCGACGTCGAAGCGGACGAACTGCCCGCGGGGCAGGAGCGTTGAGAAGGCATCTTCGATACGCCGAATCCAGCCCATCAGGGTGTACGTCACAAAGTGTTGACCGCTCATTTCGGAATTTTCGTACGTTTGCGAGTCGCCTTTCGCGCCGATCAAGTATGCCGGGATGCGGAAGATGCGGGCGATCTGTGCGATCTGCTGTTCGCGTGTGTCGTTCAACTCCATGTCGGCCGCCGATGCGGTGACTGGCCGATACTTCAGACCACCGGCCAAGACGGCAGGCTTGCGGCGACGGTTGTGTTGGTTGAACCAGGTGTCTTGCAACACACGGGCCTGATCGACAGTGAGTTCGCCGTCGGTTTCCAGAACACTCGATGGTGTCGCACCGTCGCCGTAGAACTGGGCGAGATGTCGTTCCATCGCCAGAGCGAGACCGATCGTGGTCTTCTGCTCCTCGATCGGCGACAACCCTTTGAGCGCCTGAGGTGGGCACCACCAGCGAATGTGGAGCATCGCCTCGCTCGGGACATAGGAACCCGACACCGAGTAGCGGCGGCCACCTCGACCGTCGCTCTCCACCACCACGTTCGACGGGTGTAGTGGCGTTAGCGCCACCGGCTCGCCATTGTCCCCTCGATCGACCAAGACATACGCATTCCCATGCAGAGCGAGGGACGTGACGACCTGGTGGACGAGTTCGTAACGGGACACCGAGTCGGAAGGTTCAGTGAACAGCCGTGATGTTTGTAGCGGGATGTCTCGGTCGCTCGATCGACGGAACGTGCGAATGGGTAGCGACGCTGTCGAGTCAGCGATCAGCCCGACGCAGGCCATGACGGCGGCCACCTGAAGGGCGGTGGATTCATTCACCGTCTCTCCGGACCAATTCGTTGACGATCCGAATGAATAGTCGCCAATTGGGACGAAATCTCGGCGTTGTGGTCGTCGAAAGAGACTCATCGGGACGTGTACCAACTAATGCCAAGGATGCTGAGACCGGCGGCGATCCAACCAGCCGGTAGGTAGATCGAACTGATCCCGTACACGACACAGCCAGTTGCGATGCTCTCAATGAGAGTGACGATCGTTTCACGCTTCATGGATGCTCCAGGGATCTACAACGGCGGGAGCCGATTTGGACGGGACGTTCATGCCACCGAACGCCAAGGTGGTGGCGACCAGTGGGGTGATGTCGACCGCCGAGGATGTTCGTGCCCAGGCCCACACCTCACCGACGGAGCGTTTCCGAGCGCCCGTCACAGCGTTGGTGAGCGCCGCTTGGTCTAGGTGACGAAGCCGGTGGTTGACCACCGCATCGAGCAAGGCACCGCACGAGCGGGCCATCTCCGTCAGGTTCACCTCGACGACGCGAACACCAGCGGCCCGCAGTTCAGGGATGAGTGACGCCGCCGGTGACGCGCCATCAACGCGAAGGTCGCAATTCCAGCGAGACGTCACCTCGACGGCGCGCTCCACGATCCACGCGGTACCGGGTCGACGGTCCACGATCTCGACATGAGCGAGACCATCGGCTCGACGACCACACGCGGCGATACTTGCCCACGACCGCTCGGGGTTCACATCCAAGCCCATGATGACCCGGCCAACGATTTGAGAGTCGGAATCGATCAGCGCATGGAACGCATCGAGCGGGATGATCGACGTCGCGCCGTCTTGGCCGTCAGGGATTCCGAGACGCTCGCGGGCGAACTCACGCAGGTTCTCCCCCATGACCGCCAACTCGGACTCTACGAACTCCTCGGAGATCCGAATTCCCATCGCCGGGTTCGCCTTGCGCCAGGTGGCCGGGTCGGTGAGATCGTCATCGGGGTCGGCGGACCACTCCAGGTAGGCGAGGCGACCGGATGAGTCACCATCGTTGATGGCTTGCATCGAACGAGCGCGTACCGAGTGCAGGAAGGTCGACGTCGCCATCGGAGCCGACGACGCGTAGACGATCTGCGGGTTTGGTCGAGCCGACATCGTCGGCAGTAGCGCCGCCATCGCCGGAGCATCCAACTCGTACGCCTCGTCGAGAACGATCTTGTCGCCGGAGAACCCTCGACCAGAGCCTCGGGTACGAGCAACGAACTTGAGACGACGACCGTCCTTCAACTCGATGCCCTGCTCACCGTTCGCATACCGGATGCGCGCCACCTTGCGACGAAGGGCGGGGGACCCGTCGATCAGGTTGGCGATCCGCAGGAAAGCCTCGTTGGCTGTACGAAACTCGTGCGCCGAATGGAGGATCAAACGCTCGCCGTGAAGGAAGAGCCACGCCAGTTCGAGCGCTTCCAAGATCGCGCCTTTGCCGTTCTGGCGGGGGCAGATCACGCACGCCTCGAACGCCGCTGGCGAACCATCGCCGCGCTCACCCAAGATCACATCAAGAGCGAGACGTTGCCACGGATCAAGTGTGAGGCCGACCGCTTCAGCGAGTTCAGCCGCTTCGTTTCCGGCGTGGCTGATTGCGCCGTCCGGACGGAGAATCAGCCTGGGAGTTTGCGATCCGAGTCGCACGTCGTTGAGCAAGGTCATCAGTCAGGGACTCCTCCGCCGGTTCAGCCACCCGATCGATCTCGGCGAGAACCGCCTGCAACTGCTTCACCAGGCCTGCGACAAGATGCGGATCGGCGACTTTCAAGGTGTCGACGAGATGGTCACGCAACGCTCGTAGGGCAGTCGGATGATCTTCGTGTTTCACATCGTCGAGCGCCATAGGTCCTCCCCGAGGTTTGCGGGTTCAGATTGTTTGTCGACACTGTTAGCAAGTGGTTTGGCTCGGGTTTCTTTTCCTCACCAGGTCTGAGTAGCGAAGTCACAGCCCCTGACTAACTTCATGTCAGAAGCAAGGAGCCATCAGTGAGTGAAATCGAATCTTCAAACACGACGGAGACCCCGTCATCCAGTTCCAAACCGAGCATTCCGAAATGGGAGCAGACGGCCCGGGACCGCATCAGCACCGTGCTCAAAAAGATCGGCAAGTCCATCGAGGCACTGAAAGCCCGAGACGCAGTTGAGGCCGACACCCGCCTCCTTGTCACCGACGTGCTGTGCGACATGCTCGGCTTCGACAAATACGAGGACCTCACCGCTGAATACCAGGTGAAAGGCGAGTTCGCCGACTACGGCGTCCGCGTCGACAAACAACTTGTCGCCTTCGTCGAGATCAAGCGCATCACCCAGAAGTTGAACGCCACCCACCTACGGCAAGTTGAGTCCTACGCCCTGAAGAACGGTGTCACCTGGGCCATCCTCACCAACGCGCAGGTCTGGCAGGTGTACAACATCCAGTCCAGTTCCGGCGAACAAGCCGAAACCACGCTCGTGTTCGAAGTCGACCTTCTCGACACCAACGTGAAGCCGCGCGAGAAGGTGCAGTCGCTACTCGCCATCTCCCGGGAGGGCTTCTCGAAGGGTTTGATCGACGACACATGGCGTCAACGGTTCGTGTCCTCCCCCAAGGCACTCAAGCCGGTGATTCTGTCGAAGTCAGTGATCGAGGAGATCCGCAAGGAACTCTGGCGGCAACAGCGCACCAAGGTCGACGCCGAACAGATCCGGCAGTCGATCGAGAGCATGCTTTCTTAGAAGGGCAACGACGAGGTGTCTATGAGCGCAACTGATCCGAAAGAGCAAGGCAGCCGAGGGCGATCTCTTCCAAAATTGGGGATGTTCATTACCGGAGTAATTTTGGTGGCATCAGCATGTCAGTCCACGGACTCCACTGGAGGAGTGGCGGTGGGAGACGATGCTCAACCTGCCGTTTCATCACGTCAGTTCGAATGTCCCTCCCGGCTACCTCCTTCAGTCACCACTGACATCGGGAGCGAAGAGGTCCGCGCGGAAATCGACCGACTCGTCGTAGATATCGCATGCCGCTTACAGACCCTTGAGTCCCGAGTGGCTGAATGGCGTGGGGACCAAGATGAGATCAAGCGCAACAAGGCACAGGAGGCCTCGATCGCCGAA